CAACATTTATGACGAAAAATTTAAAGCCAGAAGAAGTCATTTCAGTACTTCAGAAAAAGGTGCAACTCAAAAGAGATATTAAAGAACTCAAATCTCTAGGCGAAACTAAGAAAGCAGAAACATTAATGCGAAAAGTTTCACTATTAGATGATAAATTGCACTCTAGACCGCTAGCAAAAAACTAAATAGATATATAGAATTTAAACAACGGAGATTCAAATGGGCGCAGCCACAGACCAAAAAACAGTATTAGACCAACGATTACTTGGAAGTAGAAAGGAATGGCAACTTTGTGGTGGAGATGGTTCTTCATACTCTATTCATTTCTATACTAAAACAACCGATGACGGCAGTTGTCTGATTGAGTTGACTGAATCATCCGATTACAAAAACACATCAGGTGTTGCACATCCAACGAAAGTTCATACTTGGACAGGAACAGGAACTATTATAGACGCCCTAGTTGCATGGAGAAGTGCAAACGCTTCAGTAACAAGTGGTGCATTATTCGAACAATGGACCAATCGAGACGAAGACCTCGACTTGGCAGCAGGCAGAGACCTAATTGCTGCTACCATTGCCGAAGGTGAAGCTGACTCGGCACATCTACAAACTTTGATAGATGCTGACGCTGACGCATAACAACTTTCGAAACGCATAAATAGTAGTTATACACAACATTGTGATAATTACTTATGGCCGTTAAAAATCTACACTTAGAACATTTAGAAGACGAAATCATCAACAACGGTATTGATGGTGGTCGTGCTTCTATCAATTTCCTTCAATCTTTAAGAGATATGATGAAGGGAAATGCTAAGAAAAAATTCAACATGACAGTAAAATGGGATGGGGCACCTGCAATATTTTGTGGTACACATCCAGAAGACGGCAGATTCTTTGTCGCAAAGAAATCACTATTCAATAAAGAACCATTGTTCTACACCTCAGTTGCAGAAATCAAGGCTGCATCAGAACTATCTGGTGACTTAGAGAAGAAGTTCATTGACTCATACGAGTATCTATCTAGACTATCTTGGAATAAAGTAATGCAAGGTGACTTAATGTTCACCGAGACAGACAAGGTGATTAAGAAGATAGACGATGTAGACCACATAACATTTCAACCTAACACAATTCTGTATGCAGTACCAGTTCAATCAAAACTGGGTAAAGAGATTGCAGACGCCAAGTATGGCATAGTATTTCATACAACATACTCTGGTGCAACTATAGAAGATTTGGGTGCATCATTTGGTGCAGATACATCAACTCTAGGTCATAACAGAGATGTATGGATTGACGATGCAACCTTTAAGAATGTTGCAGGTAATTCTACACTCACTGGAAAAGAAACATTAGAACTATCTAATCTACTTACTAAAACGGGTAAGGCATTCCATAAGATTAAAAAGACAGACATAGTTAAGTTCATGAAGATACAAGATACTATTTCATCTAAAGGTGCAGGTGCAACATACAAGACATACATGAACGCACAAATAAGAAAGGGCAAGTTCAACTTGAACTATAATGACTATCTGAAACATTTTGAGAGTTACTGGAAAGATAAAGTAGTCGCAAAAGTTAAGATGCAGAAGACAAAAGATATTAAGATACAGATTGGTGAAGACCTAGTCAGAGACATTAGAAGTCTTAAGACATTCATAACTGCATTGACCGATTTTCAAACAACTCTGGTCAAGGCAAAGGGCATCATCATCAAAGGATTAAACAAAGCAAAATCAATCGGCACATTCGTAAGAACTGATTCAGGATTAAAAGTAGTTAATCCAGAAGGATATGTTGCAATCGATGACAGTGGTAAGGCAGTTAAGTTAGTAGACCGTATGGAGTTCTCACTAAATAACTTTACGGCTGCAAAGGCATGGGACAAATAATGAAAACTTTAAATACATTTCTATCAGAAGCGAAAAGTAACCCCGCCGTTTTCTCATTCGGAAGGTTCAACCCACCTACGATTGGACATGGCAAACTAGTTGATAAACTATCTAGGGTAGCAAAGTCCGTTAGTGGTGATGCAATGATATTCACTTCACACTCAAACGATAAGAAAAAGAACCCTCTAAATCATAAAAGTAAGATTCAATACCTCAGAAAGTTCTTCTCTAAGAAAGTAGGTGTGCCAGATGCAAGTGCAAGAACTGTATTTGATGTGGCAAACGCACTACACAACAAAGGGTACAAAAGTATCAATATGGTTGTTGGTTCAGATAGAATCAGAGAGTTCGATATGTTACTGAAGAAGTACAACGGTGTAAAGGCAAGACATGGTTTCTATAAGTTTGATGAGATAAACATAATCAGTGCCGGTGAAAGGGATCCAGATGCAGAAGATATATCAGGTATGAGTGCATCTAAGATGAGATTGGCCGCAGAACAAGATGACTTTGAATCATTCAAACAAGGTGTGCCAGATAAAAAACTCGCAGCTAAACTATACAAAGATGTGCGTAGGGGTATGGGAATCGCAGAAGAATCCTTCTCTACTTTACCAGACTACATGATTGAAGACTTACTTCGTGAAGGTGTATATGACCCAGGTATCTTTAAGGCAGTGTTCTTAATGGGTGGTCCAGGTTCTGGTAAGTCAACTGTTGTTCAGAAACTAGGTTTCAAGACAATGGGATTAAAGACAGTAAATACAGACAAGTCATTCGAACAAGGTTTAAAGAAGGCAGGCCAAACTTTAGACTTAAAACTAGTACCTGCCGATGTTAGAGACCCTATCAGAAAGAAAGCAAAACGAATGACTGCAAGACAACAAGACAGATGGATTGATTCAAGATTAGGTCTGGTGTTCGATACAACAAGTGCTGATGCAAGAAAGGTCAAGATGTATTATCAGAGTTTAGTCAGATTAGGTTACGAATGTAGAATGGTGTGTGTAAGTGCATCATTAGATAATGCACAAAAAAGAAACGCATCACGCCCAAGAAAACTTCCTCCTGAGATTGTAAAGAAAGATTACGATAAGTCTCTGAAAAACATCACGCAAATGAAAGGAATCTTTGGTTCAGACATGATGGTTATAACCAATGATGATGACCTATCATCACTGGAAAGAAAGACTAATGCCATATATGGTAAACTATTATCATGGTGTACATCGTTTCCAGGCAACAAACCCGCTACTCTGTGGAAACAGAGACAATTACTAACTAAAAAAATTAATAAATAGATATATGACTACATTATTTAAAAGACTATTAGAATCTCGCAGAGTTTCAGAAACTAACATCAGAATTAATGCTGATAAGAAATCATTGAAACGTGTTCTGCCCAAGAAAACTCCCTCATTACAAGAGAAGGGAAAATATACCAATACTTGGAATAAAGTAAAGGGCCTCAAAGGTGTTAGTAATAAAGAGAAAGACTTTATTTCTAACATGGATCCAGCTTCGCTTGGTCAAATCGTCAAGGCACTTGCACCTATGTTCACTGAAGAAACAGAGATACAAGAGGCATGCTGGAAAGGTTACAAACAAATGGGCATGAAAAAGAAGAACGGTAAAGAAGTACCCAATTGTGTCCCTATGAGTGCAGAAGAATTAGAGCTCGAAGAGAACACCAACGGCATCAAGAAGGCATTCAGTAAGATTAAAGGTCTAACTAAAGACCAACTGAAAGTACTCGCATCTATACCGGCATCATCACTACAAGTAATCGCACAACAGATAAGTGGTTTAGTAATGGGTGAAGAGTTAGAAGAAAGACATTCAGATGTCATGAGAAAGAGAAATCAGTCTCAACAAAAGGCACATCAAAAAGCAATGATGAAGTCAGCAAAAGACTCCATTAAGAAATATGAAAAGGGTAGGAAAGAAGAGACCGAAGTCGAAGAAGACAGAGACTACAAGTCAGAGTACGAGAATTATCACAAAGACCCTAAACAAATCAAAAGAAGAGATGCAAGAAACTCGGCTCGTAAGAGTCTAGAAGATAACAAGAATCTTACACCAGATAAAGATGTGCATCACAAAGACAACAATCCAGAGAATAATGATAAATCTAATCTATCAATAGTCTCTCAAAACTATAATAGAAAAGAACCTAGACTCAGAGAGAGACTAGTTAAAAGAGGTATAATCAAAAATGGCAAACGGAAATAAAACAGGCGACCAAGGGGTTCATCTAATGGGCACCGATGAAATGCTTTCTGCTTACAAGGCAGACACACCAGGTGAATTAGAAACATCTTACACTGAAACTGTAGATAAGATGATAAAGATTCAAGGTAAGAAGAACAAAGAAGGCAAGAAGAATCATATGTCTATGATGTTTGATAATCCTTTAAAGGGTTTTCCTTACAATGAGTCAGTAAACTTAAACGAACTTGAAGAAGAAATCGATGCAATCATTATTGCAGAAGGTCTATCTAAGAAAATACCTGTTAAAAAATACGCTGGTATGGTTGGTTTAGATTCAGCTGAAGTCAAATGGATTGAAGACAACGAAGATGAAGACCATTACCAAAATAACAGTGCCATGAAAAATGAGTGGACTGCATTATCATATCCTATCAGAGGTGGTGATTACTACTTCGCATTCATTGGTGACCGTATGACTGAGGCACAAATCACCAAAGCAAATAACAAAATGAATGATGCCATGAGAAAATACTTTAAACAAGGTCAAAAGAAACTAGAAACATTCTTTGATGATGATTCAGAGTTGCCGCCAATGGGCGCCGACAAAAAAGATATGCTCGCATCATACATGTGGAATGAAATGTCTCTAGTATTCGAAAAACTACCTGGTCCTTTGGGCGCTGACGATACAATGACACGAGAATGTCTATACACCGCAATCAAACATATGACAGGCGATGGTGAGATAATGTTTGAAGAACTAACTCAGGCAGATGAGATTATTCAAGAAGGTATGTTTAAGAATCTTGCAAAGGGTATGGCTGGTAAAATCAGAAACAAACTCAGAAAACTTAAAGGTAAAATTAAACTAGGCAAAAGAGCAAAAGACTTATTCTCAAAGAAAGTTAATGAGGGTTCATTTTGGGGTCAAGATAAAATGGCCAAAGGTTTAGAGAAAGACTCCGCAAAAAACAATGTTAGATTAGTAAGAAACAAAGGTGGTCATGAAAGAGCCACAGTATCTAAGAAAGATACAAAGAAAATCGCACAATTGAAGAAAGAC